TACCAGAACTTCGCTCATACTTTTCGTACCGCTTGGCGATGATCTTCTGGTGCTTCTCACAGTACCGGCCGTCCGTCAGGTTCGGGCAGCCAGGAAAAGAACAGGGCCGCTTGGGTTTTCTCGGCACAGCTGCCACCTCCTTTCTGAAGCAAAAGACTGTATAGGTTGAATTCATCCTATTTATGGGTTATAATAAAATCATCAAACTGTAAGGGGGGCATCAACAATGAATGTCAATACAGAAAATCTTGTTTCAATCACAGAAGCAAATCAGAACTTTTCCCGCGTTGCCAGAATGGTTGATGAGAAAGGTCCTGTTGTCATCCTGAAAAACAACTCTCCCCGCTATTTGCTGGTTGAGTTCAATAACGCTGAACAGGAGCAGCTTGCCGACGATGAAGATGTTCTTGCCGTTTCCAGACGGTTAATCGCCAAGAATCGGAAAGCCTATGAGGTCCTCGCCAAATGATTGTTCTTTCAAAAGATCAAATCATCAAACTTCATTCCCAGCTGATTCAAGAGACAGGGGGAACTGATGGCATCCGGGACGAAGGATTACTGGAATCCGTATTGGCCGCACCATTTCAGTCATTCTCAGGCACAGAAATTTATTCATCCATACAACAGAAAGCTGCACGTCTCGGATATGGTCTTGTAAAAAACCATGCCTTTATTGACGGCAATAAACGGATTGGTGCACATGTGATGCTGGTGTTTCTTGCTCTTAACAAGATTGAGCTCACCTATACACAGGATGAACTGTCAGATACATTTTTGAAAATTGCCTCGGGAGAGCTTTCGCAGCAAGATCTTCTTCACTGGATTATCACTCATCAAGAATAGGACCACACCTATTCTCGCAATAAAAAAGCCTTGTAGGACTCTTACATCCTGCAAGGCTTTTCTTTATTCCCTTTTCTCGTAAGTCTATCATACCATGAAGGGACTGTTGAATTCTAGTGTGTATCTACTGCATTTTCGTGCAATTCACTGCATTTTTCTTCCGCCTTCTTTAGGATCTCCTCAACGGCTGCCATCCCTTCTCCATGGACGACGTAGACCCACCGGATCCCTTTGCCCATGCTCCGGGCAATGTCCTCCCAGGAGTCGAAGTGGATGTACCGGTCCCGGAGGACCAGGCGCTGGGCTTCGTCTTCCACCTGGTCGATGACTTTCCCGATGGCATACTTCAGATCCACCAGCCGGTCGATCTCCCGGTTGATTTCCTGCTCCCGTTCCCAGATCTTTTCAATGGTCCGGACAAAGGGAGCTTCTGTGGGCCGGTTGGGGTTGTGGCTTTCTTCCAGCCCGGCTGCGGAGATCCCCATGCACAGGTTCCGCAGTTCCGCCACTTCCCGCAGATTGCTCTCTATCTTTTTATCCAGGTAAAATCCCTGTTGCAAATAATCCCTTGCGTTCATAGTTTCCCCTCCAAATCTGCCTTTACGGCTTCGATCAAGGCGGCCTGGGAACCGTCCTTCTTTTCCAGGGCTTTCAGGATTCGCTCATCGATGGTCCCTTTGGTCACAATGTGCTGGACGATGACCGTCCGGCTCTCCTGCCCCTGCCGCCAGAGCCGGGCCACCGTCTGCTGGTAGAGTTCCAGGCTCCAGGTCAGCCCGAACCAGATCAGGATGGACCCGCCCTGCTGCAGGTTGAGCCCATGGCCGGCAGAAGCCGGGTGTATGAGAGCCACCGGGATCTTCCCAGCATTCCAGTCGGCAAAGTCCTGGGAGGACTTCAGCTCCCTTGCTTCCAGCCGCTCCTGGATCCGTTCTTTGTCGTGCCGGAACCAGTAGGCCACAAGGACCGGCCGGCCGTTGGCACTTTCCACCAGGTCTTCCAGGGCATCCAGCTTCCGGTCATGGAGATGGATGGTCTTTCCATCATCGGTGTAGATGGCTCCGTTGGCCATCTGGGTCAGCTTCAGCGTGAGAGACGCCGCATTGGCTGCGGTCACTTCCCCATCCGGAAGATCCAGGACCAGGGACTTTTTGAAGTCATTATACCGCTTCCGTTCTGCCTCTGAAAGGTTAACCTCCGTCCGGACGCTCACCAGATCCGGCATCTTCAGGTAGTCCATGGCCTTCATGGATACGGTGATATCCGCAATCTTCCGGTAGATGGCCTCCTCAGCTCCCGGCAGGAGCTTGTAGGAAAAGACCACCATGCCGTTTCGCTTGTCCGGCTGGAAGTAGGCATTCCGGTACTGGCTGATATACTTTCCCAGCCGCTCTCCCATATCCAGGAGCCGGAACTCCGCCCACAGGTCCATGAGGCCGTTTCCGCTGGGAGTCCCCGTAAGGCCCACGATCCGTTTCACTTTAGGCCGCAGGGCCTTCATGGCTTTGAACCGCTGGGCCTGGGGATTCTTGAAAGAAGAAAGTTCGTCCAGGACCACCATGTCAAAATCCAGGCGGCAGTTCCGGGAGAGCCACACCAGGTTCTCCCGGTTCACGATGTAGATGTCCGCAGGCTTCTGGAGGGCCCGCCTTCTTTCCGTAACGGTACCCACTACCACGCTGCAGGTAAGATCTTTCAGATGGTCCCATTTCCGGATTTCTTCCGGCCATGTGTCCCTGGCTACCCGAAAAGGGGCCACCACAAGTACTCGCTGAACTTCAAAGGTATCCTGCATCAGGTCCCGGATGGCGGTGAGGGTGGTCACTGTCTTTCCCAAACCCATGTCCAAGAGAAGCGCCGTCACCGGATGGGTCTTGATGTATTCGATGGCGTATTGCTGATACGCATGGGGTACGAATTTCATCCGTCCTCACCTTCTTCCTCATCCCGGGTGCGGGCAATCGTGTCCAGGATTTCCGGAATCCGGCCCGGATCTGCCAGGACGAATACCGGAAAGCCCATCCTCCGAAGCAGGGCATGCCGGCTTTGTTGCAGCGGCCTTGGTCTCTCCCCCGGGGCCTTCACTTCCACAAAGCCCATCACCTGATGGGGCAGGAGAACCAATCGGTCCGGCATGCCAGCAAACGAAGGAGATACAAACTTTAGTGCTACCCCGCCTCGTTTCCGGGTTTCCTTCACCAGCTTTAGTTCCAGGGTACGTTCTCGCAACTTTCATCACCTCGATATTTCGCAAGGGTGTCACTCTATGACAGTCAATACTAAAACTTTCTATATAGCCTTTTTTCCATTTTTTCAGTCCTAAAGGAGAATTATAGGAGAGACTGTCATTGAGTGACACCACGGCTTTTTATTCCAAAAAATCACTAACTTTTAACTGCAATCCTGTGACAAACCGCCCCACTTTGGTGCGTCTTCGTGCAAAGCCTGCATTCTCCAATGCAGAATAGAAATCGGAGGTACTGCGGGTATACTCATTCATCTGCTGACAGTAAGCCCTGTAAGCCCCATAAAGTTCCCCCGATTTCTCCTGGAACCCAGGGTCCAGTTCGCAGCAGTCATCCAGAAAATGATGGAGCCAGTCGTTCTGTCCCCGATACTTTTCGATAGCCTCCCGGACGCATTGGGGCGGTACCAGATGGTAATCTTTCTCAATGACCCGTTTAGCACCCTCAATGATCCATTGCAGGATAGCCGGCCCGGCTTTCTCCACCAGGTAATCTGTGTAGTTTTTCACTTCACTTTTCCCGGTAAACTGGGCGGTAAAGGGAATGACGATCAGCCTCCGCCAGGTCCCTTCATCACTGGCTCCCACTCTTGGCAGGTGGTTGGTATAGAGGACGATGGTATGGGAGGGCACGAACTGGAATGGGGCCTTGTATTTCTTTTCCCCGCCCACTTCATCAGTGGAACAGATCTGTTTCAAAACGGAAGTGGAAAGGCGCACCCCTTCTTCCATTTCAGCGGCTATGACCATCCGCTTCCCTTTCAGTTCAGCCATTTCCGGCCGGATGTTCCGCTTGCAGTTGGCGGTCAGGGCATCGGCGGAAATGCCGCCGCAGTAGGTCCCCAGCACCCGGGCAATGGAGTTCCAGTAGGTGGACTTCCCGTTCCGGCCATCCCCGTAGGCAATCACCAGGGCTTCCACGTACACTTTCCCGATGGCCATGAGCCCGCTGATTTCCTGGGCGTAGCGGATAAGGTCCCGGTCCTGGGTAAAAAAGGCATCCAGGGCTTTCTCCCAGATTTCCCGTCCTTCGTCCCCTGGATCCACCGAGGTACATTTGGTGATGAAATCTTCGGCCCGGTGTTCCCGGCAGCCCCCCATCCCCTGCCGCAGGTCGTAGGTGGCAGACGGGGTGTTCAGCAAGAATTCATCCGCATCCAAGTCCTGGATGGGTAGAAGGATCATAGGTTTCAGAGCCTGGAGGGCAGACAAGATATACCGGATGTCCCGCCGTTTCATGACGAAGGTGCGGTAGGCTTCTGCAGCCAGATACCCTACATAGGCTTTCTGCTGCCCCACTTCAATGAGCTTTTCCAGGGCCCGTCCCCCTTTCCGCACGGCATCCTGGGGCAGACCCAACTGGGTCAGTTCCCGCACGGCCTGTTCGGTTTGATCCAGGGCATCCGCTAGCTGGAGGTCCAGAAATTCTTCCACAGCCCCCACTGCCGCCTGGCGGGATTCTATCCAGTACACCCCGTTATAGCGGATAAAGTCGGCTTCTTCCGTATATCGCAGTTCATGACTGTATTCCCGCTGGAGTACTTTGGCCTGGCCCATGTCGGAATAGTCACTGGGTTTCAGGCTCTCTCCCGTGCCAAAATCTTGGTTATACTGTTCCGGGCTCACATACCCTTCCTGGGCAGCGATCTTCTTCCCAAAACGGACGGCGCTCTGCCAGATTTTGTTCAGTTCTGCTTCTTCCAGGGGAGGATCGCACTTATCCGCTTCTTCCAAAAAGATGGAATAGGCCCGTTCCGTATCCCCGTACCGCTTGATGATCCTCCCAGCGAATCGGCTCATGGTGTTGTTTCGCTGCCCTTGGGGAATAGAACCTTCTGACCGAGACGATTGGAATAGGTCCAGGACAGATTTTTCCCCATCCTGCCACAGAACAGATTCCCCAGGGCTTCCATACAAGAACCGGGCAGAATCCAGGGCTGCCTGATCAAAAAATGGAAACTGGCTTCGGATTTCCTGTTTCAAGATGGAATAGGCCTGTTCATCCTGCACCACCGGAATGGGAAAATACACATGAAACCGGGGCCGAGGGCTTTTCCCTTCTTTCGGTTTCATATGGTTCCGGGAGGGAACTATGGCCATGGCCGTACCGGGCAGCAAAGCAAGAAACTTTTCTTCTGTTACCCAGGCTTCCGGATTTTCCGAGTGATCATTGTCGCAGTCCAGCACCACCACATCGGACCAGAGGAAGTTGTCCCGGCTACGGTAATTATTTTTGTAAGCCGCGCAGACATGGTCGGAGGCAGCCGCGTCTTTCAGATCCTGGGCATTCCGGATTTCCCGTTTCTGGGGATATCGGCAATTGGATTCCATGCCAGAGCAGGATGCCGTAAAAAGAGTAAATTTCACTTAGATCACCTCGCTGATGTATTTGATGGGCTTTCCCTTTTTCTGCGCATACCGGATTTCCAGTTCCATCCCCTGGGAGATGATTTCTCCGAAGATCCAGAGTTCGGCACACTTGGACAGGAGGGCAATCCCCATGAAAAGGGCCAGGTCCCGTTCCGTTCTTTCGTCCAGGAACTGGGGCAGCAGAAGATGGGGAGCCAGGGGGATGCACCCATGATCTGCGGCATACCGGCAGTACCGTCTAGCCTTCCTCACATTAACTTCGATGTCTCCGGAATACGGCGAACAGACATACACCACCGGCCGGAACGGAAATTTGGGTGGCACCGCCTTCCGGATGGCTTTATAGGCCGTAGGGTCCGGGTAATGCTCCCCGTTACGCTTCAGATCTGTCTCCATGGCGCACCCCCAACATTTCCCGGGAACAGGCATCGCACAGGACGGACGTCCCGCAGAGATCTCCTTCCCCGCTTCCAAGCACTTTTTCCAGATCCACTTGCACCTCTTTCCCACAGACCGGACAGTGACAGAATACATTCTTGTCATTGATTTCCACCTGGACTTCCAGGGTGTCGGTAAGAGGCTCCTTCACATAAAACATGGTTTGATCACTCCTTCAAAAAACAAACAGCGGATTCCAATCCCGCTAACAGGTTGGGAGAAGTTTTTCTTCTCTACCTGTAACAGGACAGAATCCGCTGGGTTAAGTACCAGAAAATAAAAAAATATGCCTAATGGCACATTCCATCGCCATTTTGATGTATTATTAAGATAGCAAAATAGATTGTGGTAAATTGAGCACATTTTGCACAAGGGAGGATAAGACGATGAAGGGGAAACGAATTACATGGCATAAACTATTACTACAAATTTTTGGGATATGTTTTGCTATTTTTACTCTCTGTTCCGTATCTTTCGCAGAAGAACTAGATCCTCGATGGAAATGGTATTATTCTACGAGTTATGTAAGTGAATACTTTGATACTAATACGATTGAATATGATGCCGACAGCCAAATCGCAACGGTTTGGACAGTAGAATTAAATACTGAAGGACGAAAAATTTATGGAACTCAGAGACAAATATCATATGCAACGAAAAAATCTAATGTAGTCCAAAGTGTAACCTACGGTTTAAATAAGACCTTTTCACATCTTTCCACTAAAGCTCTCTGGACTCACATTCCACCAGATTCAGATAATGAAGCTTTGGCTAATGGTGTTGCTTCCATTCTACATATCAATCCAATTTACCAAGGAGGCTCAGACCGTTGGAAATGGTTACATTCAAATGATCAATATGGCCTTTATATTGCAAAAGATACATTAGCCTATGATCCTGTGTTCCCTGCGTATACTATTTGGGCTAAAAAAGTCTTTCTTAATGGTTCTACTTCACGAGTTCTTTATTATATGGATCTCCCCACAAAATTGGTTTGGGGAGATGGCCCCGTTGCTCAACCCTACCCCGAAAGCAATGAGGAATACGTATATAACACAGTAAAAGGAATGTTAGAATAGCGAAAAAGGAAAAGCCAAATGGATATATCAAGTTTCGATATATTCGTTTGGCTTCTTTTTTAGTCCTTCTGGTAAAACTCACATTCATATCCATCCGCCCGCAGGATCAGCCCCTCCGCCCAGGGCGGGGTCCGGCCCATTTGCTCACAAATGGCATCTACACTGACATTTCTCTCACATTCGATGATCAGTTCATCATGGACATGGCCCACGATGGCACAATACCGGAGGGTCTGCATGGCGTAGCAAAGGATATCCCTGGCCGTTCCCTGGACGATGTTTTCCACGAACTTGGGCCCGTAGCTTTCCAGGCGCTCCCACTTCTTGGTGGCCCCGATGCCTTCATAGGTTACGGATTCCCCTCCGAACTTGTTCTCTCCAATCCGAGGCTTCACGTAGGAAAGCCGCCGGCCGCTGGGAAGTTCGATGAACAGCATGCCGCTCTGACAAAAGAACTGGATATTGTTTACCCAGACAGGGATGCGCTGCTTGATGGCTGTCTTCACGGCTCCATCCACCTGCCACCAGAAATCCACGATATGGGGATTGGCGGAGCGCCAAGACTGGACCAGGGACCCCAATTCTTCTTCCGGGATTCCCATGTCCAGGGCTCCCATGGCCTTCAATGCCCCAACGGATCCGCCATAACCACAGGCCAGTTCTGCGATTTTCCCCTTTTGACGGAGTTCCCCGTTGACTCCATGTTTCACCACCGGGACCCCAAACATCTGACTGGCTGTTGAGCAATAGATGTCTTTCCCGGCCGCAAAGGCCGCAGATTTCCACTTTTCCCCGGCCAGCCAGGAAATGACTCGCGCCTCGATGGCCGAGAAGTCCGAGACCACAAACTTCATCCCCGCCCTGGGCACAAAAGCCGTCCGGATCAGCTGAGACAGCACATCGGGAATGGAATCGTAGAGAAGATCCAGGGCTTCGTAGTTTCCCTGCCGCACCAGTTCCCGGGCTTCCGAAAGATCCGGCATATGGTTCTGGGGAAGATTCTGCAGTTGGATGTGCCTTCCCGCAAACCGCCCGGTCCGGTTGGCCCCGTAGAACTGGAACATGCCTCTGGCTCGTCCGTCCTGACAGGCCGTCATTTCCATGGCCTGGTACTTCTTCACCGAGGACTTGGCCAGCTTCTGCCGGAGCCGCAATACGCTGCGGAGAGGCTCCCGGGCCGTTTTCAACAGTTCTTGCACATTCTTCTTCCCCAAAGAATCCGTCTTCAAGCCGTGCTGTTCCAGCCAGTCCAACATCTGGATGACGGAATTGGGGTTCTCTAGCCCCGTTTTTTCCTTCAGAGCCGCCATGAGACTTTCCCGGCTCCGGGCATCCATGGCCACTGCCTGTCTGGCCAGTTCCAGGTCGATGCCAATGCCCCGGTCGTTGATTTCCTGATCCAGGTGGTATTCTTCCCACACCTTTTCCGGCACAGGGAAGTGCTTCAGCCGCTGCTGGATAGCCACTTCCACTTCCACATCCCGCTTGTTGTATGATTTGAACAGGGCCCATTTGTCCGGGGCATGCCGGGGAAGGTTCCTTGTCCGGCCCCCGTTGGTCTTGGTTTCCTTGCAGGGAACACAGAAGTAGCGGATCAGGTCCCGCCCTTCCTTCAGCTTCTGGTTGTCCAGTTTCAGCACAGCTCCTACTCCTTCCAGGGAAAGGGGCAACCCCATATACGCGGACCAGACCATGGAGCATTTCCATCCTGCGGGGTTCAGGAACCGGGCACATTCCTGGGACAGAGGATGCCGGTCGTAGAAAGGATCCAGGCTCCTCCCCAAGTCTGTAAGATACCGGGACAGACACACTCGTTCGAAGTTGGCATTAAAGGCCCATTTGGTGACGGTGTCATCAGTGAGGGCATCCAGGATTTCTTCCGGGATAGTTTCCCCCTGGGCCAGATCGATGACCTGCACCTCTCCCCCATCCACCGCATACCCGAAAAGGAGGATTTCAAAGGCGGGAGATTCAGCATACTTATAGACGCCGCACTTGGCCAGGTTCACATCGCTGTACGTTTCCAGATCCAATGATAGGGTTTTCATAGGGTTCTCCTTACAGAAAAGGTGGCAGAACGGATCCTGCCACCTTTCTTTCCTTACTGATATTTTCTGATTTCCTGGCAGATGGATTCAATCCGCTCCAGTTTCCGATAGATATCCCCCAATTCGTCTTCCCGGAGTTCCCGGTCCGCTTCTTTCCGGTCCAGGTACCGGGCCATCCGGTTGCACAGGAAGGTGATCACCTTCACGAACCCGATGAGGGAAAAGAGGGCTACAAGCACATCACTCATGTTCTTCCTCCCTTAAGCCAGGAAATCATCATCGTCTGCGGAAGCAAAGTCATCCTCTGCCCGGGGCTTGCCTCCCAGCGGTTCCCCGTCCCGGATCTTCTGCAGGTTGTTCAGGCCGCAGGCAATCCCCTTGTTCCCATTACTGTTGAAGGCATAGAAGTTGATGGAGGCCCGGCCATACACCCCGGAATACACTTCGGAGCGTTCCAGGATCTGCTGGCAGTCGGCGTCCACGATGCCGGGTTTCGTGGCAGAGTTGGCGTTGATGAAGAAGCTGTCTTTGTAGGCATCATCTCCCGGCCGTTCCAGGTCCCCGTCCCGCAGCGGAGTCTTGATGGCTTCCAGGGCCGGCACCACTCGACCGTTCCCTTTCAGTTTTCCTTCCCCTTCCTGGTAGGCGGCCTTGATGGCAGCCCGGACCTTTTCCACGGTCTTGGTGTCGGACTTAGGGATGATCAGGCTGACGCTGTACTTGGGGGTACCCCCGTTGATGGATTTGGGTTCCCACACATTGGCATAACTCCAGCGGGTGCTTGCCCCGGTAATTACTTTGCACGGATTCACATAATTCTTAGACATTCTCATTTCCTCCTTCATTTTCCTTGGAAAAATCATCAGCCGCCGTATGCATGGCCGGCCGTTTGTCTGTTTCCGGTACCAGGACCGGTTTGCCCTGGGGCTTTTCAATAAGGTCCGTCAGCAGTTCATCGAACCGGCGCTTCCCCAGCAGTTTGGTAAGGGCAGTAATCCCCAGGAGTTTCTTCTCATAGGGAGAATACCCGGCTTCTTCCACCTTGGCGGCTACGGCTTCTTCGTTCACGTACCGCCGGTTGGAACGACCTTCCACCACTTTCCATCCGGCCCAGGTCTTGCCGGAAAGGGCCTGCTGCAGGGCATATTCCTTCACATCCCCGGCCCAGGTCACCAGTTCATCGGCTTTGGCCAGGATGGCTTCCACTTCGGTATCTTCCAGGGTGGACGGCATGGCAAAGTCGTATTTGGCCAGTTCCAGGTTGTACTCGGCCCGTTTCCGGCAGGTGGCCCTGATCTTGCAGAACCGGCAGTGGTCACCGGCCTTGTACTCTCCTTCTCCCCTGGATGCCAGCTCCGCCGTAGGCTTCAGCACCGTTTCAGCCCATTGGAGCAGGTCTTCCTTGGACATGATGTAAGTGCTAACGTTTTCCCGCCTTGGCTGGAAAATGGTCATGGAGACTTTCTGGATATCATAGATTCCGTCAAAGAGATCCAGTGCCCCCAAGGCATAGCACATCATCTGGGGGTTTTTCTCTGCTTCCACCAGGACCCCCAGCCCGTGCTTGTAGTCGATGACGGTCAAGGTGTCATCCGCCACAATCAGGCAGTCCCCGGTGCCGAACCCCTCCGGCACCCACCGGGAAAAATCCAGCCGCTGTTCCACCAGAACCAGAGGATCCTTACAGACGGTTTTGGCCGCCGCCAGGCTCTCCAGCACAAACTGGGCATAGGCATCGGTGCATTCGGCCATTTCTTCATCAAAATAGGTCAAGGTCTTGGTGGGGTTCTTTTCTTTCTGCCCCAGCGCCTTCTTCACCTTATATTCGCAAAGTGCATGGGCCTCCGTTCCTTGCCGAGCAAATTCACTTTGCACATCCGGCAGCTTGGCACATTCCAGGGCCGAAGGGGGACAGGCCAGCCAGCGGTAACTGGACGAAGCAGAGAGCACCGCATGGTTACCCGGCATGGCCCATCACCTCCAGGTCTTTTAGAAAGGCCTCATACTTCTCCGGCTCCATACTGGACAGCTTGTCGGCCCCATACTTCTGGATCAGCCCACGGACTTCATCTGTAAATCCCTGACGGGATTTATCCGCCGCCACCTTCCGGACCTGTTCCAGGGTGAGTTTTGTAGGAACCACCTCATTCTTTAGAGGTTCCGGAGCCGGAGCTTTCTCCTTGAACTTCATGGCTTCTGCAATCTTCAACAGTGCCTTTCCGCAGGTTTCCAGTTCAACGGATAATTTGACCACCGTTTCCTCTTTCATTGAGATTGACTCCTTTCCCTTTTCTCTTCATGCGCAGGATCATGAGATTCCGAGCAGCCCGTTCCGCCGTGTCGCTGATTTTCATCAGCACCCCAGCCAGTTCTCGGTCCAGAGCCTGACTTCGGTTTCTCAGCATTTGTCCATTTTCCATGGCACGCCCTCCTTTCCAGGGGCTTCTTGTTTTGCCCTTCACCCATAACAGGACAAGTTCCCCGAGGATAAGTACCCATTTTTAGAAATCCGGCCAGAAATTTCCCAGCCGAATCCTCCGTTCCTATTACCGATAATCCTTCAACTGTTCCTGGAGCTGTTCCAGCAGACGATGTTTCCTTTTGTTGACCCCCTTCTGGGAAAGTCCTACTTTGTGGCCGATAGCGGCTTCACTGATACCTTGAGAAAACATCTCCAGGATGGTTCGATCCAGCGCTTCCAGCTTGGCCAGTTCCCGTCGGAGGGCTGCCAGCAGCTCCTCTTTTTCCAGAATTTCGTCCAGACTCTCCTGTCCGGTTTCCTCCGGAAATCCATATTCCGTTTCGCACAGCTGTTCAAAAGAAACTGCTGTATCCCAGCCCCGGATGGTCTTGTCCTCCCGATGTTCCGCCTGGGCCATTTCCCGTCTCCGGCGTTTTTCAACCAGCCGCTGCTGCCGTTTATCTTCCTTCCATTCCGGCCGCATATAGGCTTCATACTGTTCTTTGGTAACCTGGACCAGAATGGCATAAACCTTCCTGTTCCCAATTTTCCACCATTTTCGTGGTGCGTCTTCATATTCCTTCGTGATGATGGTTCCCTCCTTTACTTCCAGGGGAATAATATACTGCTCTTTGACTCTGGTTTTCTTTTGATTAGCCATGTGCGGACTCCTTCGCAAAATGCGAAGCGAAGATCCACACAGGCAGCCTGTCTTTATTGACCATAAGATGCATCTCCGCTTCCATGGTCAACCACCCCAGTAGGCTGACGGTATATAGGGCCCGGCTCGCCGCTCTGGGCACTCCCGCGTCCGGGAATGAACCTTGAGCCGGGAATTTGGCTGTACTTTCTTGTTTCAACAAGTTACTTTTTGAACTTGCTGAAACAAAAAAACGGAGCCATCTACATGACCTTTCGGTCAAAGTAGATAGCTCCGTTTGACAGCTCCGTATAAAGATAGGGCCGTGCTGGTAACTTCTATTTCCAAGAATGTGTATGTTTCGCTGCATCCACCTGGGTCACAATATCTTCCCAGGGAACCCGGACCAGCTGTTTCTTACTGGTTTTCAATTCAATGGTCACTCTGCCTTCTTCCACAATGGCGTCAAAGATTCTTTCTCCATCCTCGGTCCCATCGTGGAGATTCCGAATATGTTTTCTCACTTTTCCCATGTAGTATACCCCCTCGAATTGTCTTTGTTTGTCTTATTGTGAACAAATGTTCGCTTATGAATTTATTATAGCACAAGTCTCAGATTTTAGTAGAGAAAATTTTTGGTCAGCTTGGTTAAACTATATAGGTCGAGTCAAATCTACTGAACAGGGCCTTTTTCTAAAAAAAGCCCGTCAGGACCTCATTTTAGTGAGGTCCTGACGGGTCTTCTATTTATTGTCACCTGAAATCCTCCCGGAAGCTGCAGCCCGCTCCAACAGGATTTGTTTTTCTTCTTTGTTCAGATTGTGCTGACGGGAAAAGGTATAAATGCTGTTCCGGGTGATGATGGTATCTTTTTCTCCGCCCGGTTCCCAATCACCCACCGTGCAATACATCCATCCGCCTACACCCACCAGCATATGGAAGAAAATCTTTCCCGGAGCTTTGTTCTCAGATTCATATAGGATGATCAGTCCTTCCTTCCCAACAAAGTCTGTCCGCCAATCTCGATAGGGCTGCTTGTCATAGCGATCCACCGCTGAAATGAGTTTCCCAAAGAAATAGTCTTTGAATCTGGCCATATTGTTTCCTCATTCTATCCCAAAATGATCTTTCACAATCTGCTTCAGCTGCCCCTCAATTTCCGTAAACTCCTGATTCAGATCCAGGGTCTTTACGGAAATCTGATTTCCGCCGTGCTGCCATAATGTGTATAATGGGCCCCTTGTCAAGACCACGTTCTAAAATTTTAAGAGTGGCAGTAAGCAGAATTATTCTAAGCAGCGAAGCAA